AACGCCAGCGGCTGCGCACCCAGTGTATCCGGGTGCGCAGCCGCTGCTGTGCTACTCGCTGGCGCTGTCCGTGCTGCTCGTGCTGTCCGACGCCGCTGCCACGTCGGGCACGGTCTCGGCCGAGAGTTGTTCGGCCGTCAGCTTGGACGGGGCGGCCTTCCGGGGCCGCCGGGCGGCACGCTTGCGCGGCTTCTTCGCGGCGCCGCTGGTGGCCGTCTGCGGGCCGCTTGCAGCCTTCCGGGCCGTGGGTGCCGTCTCGGTCTTCGGGGCGGCCACAGCGTCCGGCTGCGGCGCCTCGGGGCCACCGTAGCGGTACCCGTCCACGAAGGCGCCTTCCAGCAACTCGGGCGGTACGTCGGGGTACAGGTCCAGCGGGACGTCCGTCCCGGTGCTGCTGGACGTCTGCAACTTCGGCGTCTGCGCCAGGGCCCACCGGGCGAAGGCGCGCCGCTGCTCGTCCGCCGGTTCGATGTGCACTACGCCGCTCATGCTGCCACCGGCCCACAGAAGCAGGGGTCCAGGGACACGCGGACGGCTGCGGCCATGCAGCACGAGACCTCGGCAACGAACGTGGACTCTGCGACCGCGCGCCGGTCGTTGGTCACCGTGTTGACCCCCTGCCACTCAGCGGACAGCGCCAGGCTCGGCACGTCCCGGCGAACCCGCATGGGCGGTGTGACGTACAGCCACGCTTCCCCGGCCGGGGCTGCCGCGCCCGGCGTCTGCGGCGCGGTGTACGGGCCGACGCTGGCCGCGTAGCCAGCACCGAGGACCACCCCGTTGCCGGCAAGCGTGGTCGGGCAGGTCTCGTCCGAGGCGAACGGCACGAGGTAGTTGGTGGACAGCAGCGAGGCCGCACCCACCGGCACGTGAAGCAGTCCGGTCCCGCCGAAGTTCCGGGCCAGCCAGTCTTCCAGCAGCCCGATGGCGCTGACGATGTGGACCGCGCCACCCGCCGGGGTCAGGTCGCTGCCCAGCGCCATCTTCGCCAGGCCGCGCTGCATGAAGAACGCTTCCAGCGTGAACTGCTCGCCCATGCGCAGCTGGTCCAGGGCGCGCGACTGTGCCTCGGGGAAGCTGACGCCGAAGGTGGAACACTCGACACCCGCGTACGCGGTGACCGGTTCGAACGAGCACGCCTCGGGGCGGTCGAACAGCTTCTCGGCCGGGTTGACCCACGGCACCAGGATGTTGTCCGGATCCGGGGCCGGGCAGTCCTGCCACGGGTTGGACTCAGCGCAGGACATGCTGATCATGTCCGTGCCGTTCAACTCGTGCATGTCCGTGGTGGTGACCACGTCCACGCAACCGCCCAGCAGACCGTTGGGCAGCGGATCGGACGTGATCGGCGGAACGAGTGCCCGCAATCCTGCACTGGGCATGGTGGCCCCTTCCTGGTTGGGTGGCGCTGCCAGTCTAGCGGTGCAAAGGGAACGGCCCCCGCCGTCAAGCGGGGGCCGTTCCGAGGCTGCTGACTGACCCTTACGGGACGACGGGGCAGAGTTCCACGGCGTTGCGGCGGCCGACCGAGCCGTCCGGGCAGACGTCCACGGTGACGAGACGCGCGAGGCCGAGACGGTCGATGAGCATGACCGCTTCCTCGCTGAAGATCTTCTCGTCGTTGGTGGCCACGGTCACCGAGTCGATGATGACGCCGAGGTTAACCTCGGGGCCACGACCCAGCTGGAAGTTGCCGGACGGGTAGATCATGAACTCGACCGCGTCCGGCCACGTGGTGGCCAGCGCGGTACCGCCGATGTCCGTGGGGACCGCAGGCGCGAGACCACGGGCCCACTGGACCTGGACGCCGAGCCGGGCGAACGCGGTGGTGAGCCGGGACACGTCAAGGTCTTCGAGCGCCACGCCTTCCTGCCGCGCCAGGTCGGACAGGAACAGGTTGCGGGTCCACCAGGGGAAGACCACTTCGAGCTGTGTCGAGTCGCAGAGGTTGTAGCGCTCGATCATGTCGGCGGCCTGAAGGGCGACCGCTTCGTACACCGCCGAGAATGCGGCGAAGGACGCCCGGACGGTAACCGCGCGCGTCGGGACAGCAGCGATGATCGCGGCACGGGCCGTGTCGTACGCCTCGGTCTTGATCCGGATCTCGTGCGCCACCATGGCGTTGCGCACGTACCAGTCGATCAGCTCGGGGAAGAACCGCTGCGTGAGGATGCCGGCCGAGAGGCAGACGCCCTGCGCCTGCGCGCGGACGTCGATGGGTGCCGGGCACGGGATCTCGAAACACGGCTTCGTGTTGCCCGCGATGTCGTCCTGTTCGGTGTGCACCCACGTGAGCGCCGCGACGTCCAGCGCGGGGGTGCGGAAGAACCGCAGCCCGCCCCGGTTGATCTGGACCTCGGGAAGGTCCCAGAGCATGTCCGGGCACGCGATGTCCGTGATGTCGTAGACGGTCTCGGACGGGGCACACCAGCCACCGGCCGCCACGAGGTCCCCGCCGTTCAGGCGCCGCTGGTCCGCCGCGTGCATGAGCGCGGTGGATCCCTCGGGGGCCGAGGACGAGTCCTTCACGATCAGCTCATCCGGGAACGGCAGCTTGTACGACGCCACCAGACCGGTACCACCACCGGCCGTCTTCAGCCCGGTCGCGCGCCGCATGACGCCGTCCGTGATGTCCGAGAGGTTGACCACCTCACCGGGGCGGAAGCCGGGGACGTCCACGGACGCCGTGATCTCGATACCGTCCGGGACCTCGGGGGCCAGGTAGCGCGCCATCCCGGTGCCGGTGCCGGACTGCTTCGCGCGGACAGCCGCCAGGTTCAGCGACGTGCGGCGGACACCGGACGCGGTGACGACCTCGGTCGGTTCGATCACCTCGGGCGCGGCCGGCGCAGCCTCGGTCTCGGCAGCAGCTGCCACGTCCTCGGTGGCGGCCGGGTCACCCTCACCGGAAGCGGACACGTCCTCGGTGGCTTCGTCGCCGAACACGTCGGCGGTCAGAGCGTCGATCTCGGCAGCGGCGGCCTCGGCCGCAGCGGTGCGTGCCGCGCGCTCGTCCTTCAGCGTCTGGATGGACGCCTTCAGGGTGCGAAGGTTCGGCAGCGTCTGCGGGGTCACCACGGTTGTCTTCGAGACGGTCTGGAAGGACCGGACCGCTGCGGCCAGGTTACTGTCCAGGTCTTCGTCCGTCAGCGCGGTGACGTCCACCGGAAGTTCGTACATGTCAGCCATCGTGGCAGTCTCTTTCTCAAGTGAAAGGGACCCGGCCTAACGCCAGCAGCTATCGCACATGATAGCCGCTGGCGTGGACAGGTCCGGGCAGGTTGCTTAGACGCTCTGGCCTGGGGACAGGATGGTGGCCGAGGCGAAGCGCGCGGCCACGGTGTCGGCCGCGTCCGAGTTGGTGGTTTCGTAGACCTGACGTCCGCTCACCATGACTCGATAGGTGCCGGACGGGGCGGGTGTGCCGGTGCCGGTGGCACGGGCGCGGTTCTTCGAACAGGCGCAGGCCATCGCGTCAGTTCCCTTCTGTTCCGGTGGTGTCAGGGCCCATCGTACGGGCTTCCGCCAGCAGTGCTTCCAGCTCTGCCGCTTCGTCCCGCTTGCGCGCTTCCGCCTTCTCGGTGGCGGCCACCAGGGCTTCGGCCAGCCGGTCATAGTCGATGGACGCAGCCAGGTCCGCCGTAACGTCCAGCAGCGGCAGTTCCTCGGCCGCCTGGCGGGCTGTCTCGGTCTGGATGACCGCTTCCACCTCGGCCATGGTGGCGGACGCCGTCAGCGCCATCTGGGACCGCTCGACGACTGCCGAGGCGAGCAGCGGGGACGAGTGGCCGGGCACCGGCACGGCGAGCACCGCGCGCAGCTGCCAGTTTCCCGAAGGGCCCTTGCGCATGTGGTAACTCGGCTGCGTGGCCATGAAGACCGCGCGGTCCCACTCGGACAGCCACGGGGCCGCTGCGCCGCTGAACCACATGCCGCGCTCGTTCATGCCCACGGTGACGATGCCCGCCACGGTGCGGGTGTCGTCGAACTGGCACGCGGACGTCTCGCACTCGGCGCCGTCCCGGTGGTGCCCCGCGTTCATGGTGAACGCCCCGGCCTTCACGGTGGACCCGTCGTTCAGGGTGAAGCGCTGGCGCAGGAAGTGCGTGGTGTCGATGCGACCAAGACCGTCGATCGTGATCTTCTTCGCGAAGCCCGCGTGAGCTTCGCCGGCCTGCGCCACCCAGCCGAAGATCCGGCCGTTCGAGTAGTTGACACCGGGGCCGCCGGGCGGCAGTTCGTCCACGGTCGGTTCGGCGAACCACTCGGCCGGGAAGGCAGGCGCTTCCTTCAGCGTCTCAAAGGCACTGGCGATCAGGTCATCCATGTTCTGGTCCTCGGTTTCCTCGGTGTCGGACGCCACCATCCGGTCGTCCCCGTCCGCCAACCGGTCATCAGTCATGACGTGGTCGGCCCGGACCGAAGTGGTCCGGTCGGTGTAGAGACCCCGCGCCAGCCGGACCACTTCGCCACGCTGCGCCGCGCGGGCCAGGTGGCGGTGCACGGCGGTCAGCGGGACCTTCAGGAACTGCGCGACGCGTGCCGCACCAACAGGGGTGTTGCTGCGACGCACGTGGCGTAGCACGCGCTCGTAGTCGCTCGACTGGGACGCGGTCAGCGTCTCTTCCCCCACAGCCTCGGCCGAGGCGAACATCTCGGCGTCGTCCAGCACGATGCGCGCGTTGGCGTAGGCCGGAATGCTCACGAGCGTTGCACCACGGACGCGGCCACGCGTGATGCGGACCAGGTAGTCCCCGCTGCGCTGCTCGTCCACCACCACCCCGTCCGGTGCGTCCGGCTGTCCGGCCGCTGCGGTGAGCACCGAGGCCGGGACCTTCCCGTCCGCCGCAACGAGCATCGCAACGCGCTGCGACGCGATCACGGTGGACGTCCCGGACGCGGTCAGCGTCGGCTGAGTCTCGCCGTCCAGGGACCAGCCGCCATCCGGCAGCGGCATGACGGACGCCGTGATCAGCTTGGTGGTGAAGGCTTCGCCGCCCGTGGCGTCCACCATCTGAATGTCCACGTCGTCCAGGTCCACGCTGACGCCGAGCGGGGCACCCTGGGCAAGCAGCATCGCGGCTTCAGCCCCGGCCTGCTGTGTCAGGTACAGCACCCCTTCACCCGGGATCCGGTCGCCATCGCGGCCGATGGTGTGGATCGCGCCGGCCAGCTCTGCACCGTCGTGGCCGCCGCGCATCTCGTCCGCGTACTGAAGCGGCCACGGGCCCGGACCGTCCCAGAAGAGCGCACCGGGCGTGAACAGGCGGCCGTCCCCGGTCTGCTGGTTCTCGAAGGCCAGCGCGGTGTCACCGGGGGTGGACCAGGTGACCAGCGCGGGTGCTGAGTCCACAGCCAGTTCCGCCATCGGTTCATCCGCGAAGTCGTCCGGCACGTCGGACAGCGTCAGTGGAAAGTCGGTGTAGTCACAGCCGAAGGCCACCCGGATCCGGTCGAACGTGAGCGGCCCGGTGCCGTTGTCCAGTGCTGCCTGGTCGGCCGCGCCATACGTCGCGGTGACGTGCGGGGACCACGGGGTGTGGTTCATGGGCAGCTCGTACCCGAGGTCACCCACCTGGTAGCGGATCTCACCGTGGACGTCGGCCAGCCGAACCGTGTCGGCGTCCTGATCGTCCCCGATGTTCCACACCCATGCCGGCTCGGGCCCGCTGCTGTTCCAGCGGGCCACCCCGAAAGCACGTGCCTGTACCGGGGACAGCCAACCGGCCGCGCGGCCCACGGCGTTGATCAGGTTCACCCGCTGCCGGTCGGTCCAGTCCGCCGCGTCCCCGAGGTAGGCCAGCGTCACGTGCAGCTGGTCCACCGGCTCACCGCCTTCGATGGCCATCCGCTCGGCGTCCGCCACGCTCGGCATGAGCGCCACCATCGCACCCGTGTGCACGTCAGCGGCTGCTGACAGGTCGTCGTCCCGGTTCATGCTTGCGGTCCCTTCGATGGCAGGCGCGGCCGGTACAGCCGCACGCATGATGCAACGGCACTGTATCGTCAGGTCCGCCGGGGCGGCCGGGTCACCGGGGTACATCATCGGCGTACCGCCCACGTCAAACGGATCGTCCAGCAGCTGAAGCTGACCGTTCGCGTCACGGTGCGCCTGCCGCACCCTCTCGTCATTGCGCGTCAGCCACTGCTTCACCAGCGGCCGGTCCGGTCCGGTGAGCACCTGCGCGGCAGCCAGTGCACCGGCGTTCCACGCGCGGGTGGACTCGGTCTGCGCGATGCGCTCGGCGCGCACCGGCCCCAGCTGCGCCCCGGTGTCGTTGAACGCGGCGATCATCCGGGCCTTCAGCTCGGGCAGCGACTCACCCGCACCAACACCCTCGGCAAGCACCTGGATCGCGTCGGCGGCCAGGTGGTCCCCCACCGCGTCCACCAGCATCGTCGTGGCTTCCAGGTACGGTGCCAGCTGCCGGTCCAGTTCCTCGGGCGCGGGGACCGTCTCGTCCAGTTCCTCGGCGGCCACCGCTGCGGACCTGCCGGCCAGCGACCGCAGGCGGCGCATGAGCCCCGGTACCCGCTTCGTCCACATGTCTTTGATCCGGGACACGCTAAAGGCTGCTGCCACCAGTTCGGTTGACGCGGCCACCGCGTCAGCGAACTCGGACGCGGTCAGCGTCAGCGCCGCCTGGACGTCCTCACGAAAGCCTGCTTCCAGCTCTTCCAGCAGGGCTTCCAGCTGCTCGTCCGTCATACCGTCACCGCCGTACGGTCGGCCACCTTCAGCTGCGCCAGCAGCCGAGGCACGTTGTCGAAGTCGTGCGCGGCACCGGTCACCAGCAGCGCGCTGACGTACTCGTCCAGTGCTGCGGCCAGCGCCACCGGGTCCTGCCCGTACCGCGCCGCAATGTCCGGCACCCGGACCCATGCGTCTTCCAGCAGCCGGTGCGCCACGATGTTCTCGCGCGGCACCGGGTGGCGGGTGTGCACGGTGGCCGAGGCCAGCAGCTCACGCGCCGCTGTACGGGCCGGACGCGGCACGGCAGGTGTCAGCAGCAGCTTCCGGCCAGCCACGCCGAGCGCAGCCCACACGAGCCCGTCCACGGCTTCCGCAAGAGCGGCGCTGGTGTCCGCCGTGAAGCTGTCCAGCACCGCGTTGCCGGTCGGGTTCAGCAGGGACAGGCTGGTGGCCGTCTTCACGGCTGCCGCCAGTTCGACGTCCGACACGGACGACTCGGCAGGCGGCGCCTGGGTCTCGTTCACGGGCAGTGTCCCTTCCTCGGTGGCGGTGTTCTCGCGGCTGCGGCGCGGTGCGCCCACGGTCGGTGCGTCCTTCTCGGTGAAGCCCAGCTCACGGCGCGCGGCCTTGGCGCTGATCAGCCCTTCCCGGAACGCTTCCAGCGCGCTGGCGCTCTTGTTGCTGGACGACCGAAGGCCGGACGTGTCGTACCAGACCATCCATTCGTCGGCGTCGGGCACCTTGTCGAATTCCAGCAGGGGCTGAAGCCACTCGGTGGTGAGTGCCTGGCAGACCAGCGCCAGCTTCGGTTCCGCACCCATGCGCAGTGCCTCGGCGGTGAGGGCCCATGCGCCCCAGTGCGACGCGTCCCCGAGCCCCAGCAGCACTTCCGCCGGGACGTCCGCCCCGGTGGCGAAGCGGCGGATGGCTTCGTCCCGAAGCTGAATGGCCATCGCGTCGAACTCGGACGTGAACTGCAACCACTTCACGCCGCTGATCAGGTCGCCCGGAACCTCAATCACGATGGGCACCGTGGCCGCCGCTGACTCGGGTTCCCGGATCGCCGTGGAAGCCACTTCAATGAAGGTTTCCAGCAGGCTGTCTTCCGCTTTGTCCTGACCGGGCGTCGTGGGGAAGCGGGCCCCGGACGGCACGAGCAGCAGCCCGCGCCCGGTGATGCGCGACCGCGCGATGGCGGCCACCGCAGCGTTCAGCAGCCGCAGTTCTTCCAGGATGACCAGGGACCTGATCACGGGGCTGGTGGCCTGTTCCCGGCGGCGCGGGGACGGCTTCCACACCCGCATTGCCACCGGGGTGTCCGGGCCCATGTTCGGATCGTCAGGGTCGTACTCGGGGATGTCCAGGTCTTCGCCTTCGATGGTGGCGCGCACCTTGCCCCGCTGGACCTTCACTTCCTCGGTGGACAGCACCACCCACTTGTCCCCCGCGAAGCTGTCCGACTCTGGGTTAGGGACGATGATCAGCCATGAGTCACCGGCCACCGCAAGCTGCGTGCCGAAGTCGGACAGCAGGTTGGACTGGCCGGTGGCGCCGCCCGCGATGGACGCCACCAGCTCACTGGCGCGGCTGCCCTCGGGTGCGGCTTCCACTGATCCGTCCGGGCCGCGCTTGCCGGCGAACAGGGTGGCGCCGGACATGGCGTTGGACACCCAGTCCGCGTAGGTGCCCACCTCGGGGACCGTCTCGAAGAAGTCCCAGGCCAGCGCGGCCTGGCCGCTGTTCTTACCACCGCCGCCGCCGCCCTTGCTTTTTGTCAGGATCCGCGTGGCTGCGGCCGTGATGCTCTCGATTGCACCCATGGGCGGTCAGTGTCCCCTCGGTTCGTGACCGGGGCGCGAGTCGTCCCAGCGGTTCAGCAGTGCCTGGATACCGGCGACCGCCCAGCACTCGACGGCGTGGACTATCAGCGGTGCCTTGCCCCACTGGCCGGCTGCGGTCAGGTAGACCAGCGTCGTGATCATCGACAACCACCAGCCGGTGCAGTACGGGCAGCTGATGAGCTGACGGACGAAGGTGCGGAAGCGGTTGGACCGGCCCGGACGGATGCCGTCCATGTACCAGCGTTCCAGCCAGCTGTCCGGGGTCCCCCGTAGCTTGTCCCCGATGGTGTCCCACACCACCAGCTGCGTAGCGCGGTAGGCGGCGAATCCCAGTGCGGCCAACGTCATGAGGTTCTGCACGTCTTTCCTTCCGTCAGTCCCGGTGTGTGGCCAGCTTACCGGGGTTGCGGGGCGGCCCCAGATACGGGCTGAGACCCCAGGACGTTGCGGGTGCGGCACTTATGGCAGAAACGTCTTCGCTGGTCAGGGCCTTATGGCAGCAAATACCAACCTTCCCTATGTGAACGGTTTTTGTGTACGGGGCCCTAGGTACCACGCAGCGTGCGCGCGCGGGCACATGTAGTAGTGCCGTAGGTGCCTGACGTAAAAACACGTACGTATAGAAAGGTTGGCTGGCGCTGCCACAACGGCCTGACCTGCAACGATGCCCCGGCCGTTTCTGCCCACTTCTGCCGCACACGCAACGTCCGGGGGTCCTGATCACCCGTCAGAGTGGCCCGGACCCCCGGTTGTTGGCGTCAGCCAGTGACCAGCGCCAGGCCGGACGCGGACGCCAGCCTGTTCAGGACCCGGTTGGCGGTTGCTTCGCCGTCCCCCACCTCGTTGATCGTGATGTTCGCGACCAGCCCGGCCGCTTCCTTCACGCGCCGCTTCGCCCCGTTGGCGATGGCCCGATCCTTGGACTCACGCGACCAGATGTGCCCTTCGTCGAACGGGTCCCCCGGCTTCCACCCCTGGGTCACGCCGGCCGCAGTGGACATCACCGAGGGGATCGGGCTGGTGAACCCCTCGGCCACGCTGCTCGCCATCTGCTTGGACGCGGACGTGACCGCCGCGCCCATCGAGTCGATGCCGTTGACGAGACCCTGGCCGGTGTTCTGTCCGATTTCGTAGAACAGCTTGGACGGGGACGCGATGCCCAGGAAGTTCTTCGCAGACTCGACTGCATCTGATACGGTGTTGCGTACCGCGTTGATCAGGTTCTGTGCTACCGAGATGACGCCGTTCTTGAGCCCGTTCAACAAGTCTTTGCCCGCGTTGTACAGGGTCGTCCCGAGGTCCCCAAGCCCCGTTTTGATCCGTCCCGGAAGTTCCTTGAAATACTTCAGGACGTTGCTGGCCGTGGTGGACACCACGGTGATGATGCGGTCCTTCGCATCGTCGAACTTCTGCTTGGCCGCGATCACGAACATGGCCAGCTGGAAGACCACATCGTCCTTCAGGTCCCGGAAATACTGGACGATATCGGTCCAGATGTTCGAGACCGTCTCGGTGGCGTTGTCGTACAGGTCACTGAAGTACCCGACCACGTCTTCCCAGAGCTGCTTCACCCACCCACTGGCGTCAGACCAGAGCTGTTCGAAGAAATCAGCAACCTTGGCCCACATTTCGGACACCGTCTCGATGGCGCTGTCCTTCATGTCCGTGAAGTTGTCTTTGAAGTCGGTGACGAAGTCCACGATGGACGTGATGACGTCCGTGGCCTTTTCGATGATCTTCGTCAACACCTTCACGATGCCTTCGATGACCGGGACCACAGCAGTCAGCGTCAGCCACTTGATCACCTCGGCCGCGAACTGGATGATCGGCGCGATCGCTTCCACGATCAGGACCACCAGCGGCGCCAGCGCTTCCACCAGTCCGATGATGGGATCGATCAGCGGCAGGATCGCGCCCAGTACGGCCAGGAAGGCATCGATGATCGGCGGCAGGATCGGCAGCAGCGCGTCCACCAGCGCCGTGATCAACGGGGCGAAGGCTTCCACCAGCCGCGCGATGATGGGTGCGATGGCTTCCAGAATCGGGGCGAAGCCTTCGATCAGCTGAGCGATGAGCGGCGCCAGCGCGGTCGCGATGGTGCCCACGGTCTCGGCCAGCGTGAGCAGCAACGGCGCCAGTGCCGTGATCACGCTGCTGAGCACATCACCCAGAATCGGGATCAAAGGGGACACGGCCTTCACGAGCGTCAGGAAGGCGTCCACCAGCGGCGGCAGGATTGGCAGGATGGCGTCCAGCGCGGCCGTCAGGACGTCAGCGATCACGCCCGCCACCTGCGCGATGATCGGGGCCAGACCGGACGCCAGCTGACTGATCAGGCTGGCCACCACCGGCAGGATGGGGGTGATCGCGTTGACGATCTGGGTGAAGGCCGGGGCGACCGCCTTCACCACGGTGAGCACCGCACCGAGGGCAGCACCCAGCACGCCGCTGACGCCGGCCAGCAGGCTGAAGATGGATTCCAGAATCTGCGTCCCCTCGGCGGACGCCAGGAAGTCCGCCAGCTGGCCCGTCAGCATTTCGATGTTGGCCAGCAGTCCCCCGCCGGCTGCCGCTGCCTGGCCGAAGACGCTGGACAGGATGGACCCCACGTTGCCGACGATGGCGCCCAGCTGCTGGAAGACAGCCAGTGCGCCTTCCACCCATGCCACCGCCTGGCCGCTGCTGGCCGCGTTCTGAAGGAAACCCCCGAGGGACTGCCCCGCGCCTGCCAGTGCCGCGCCGAAGCGCTCGCCGAAGGCATCCGACACCGAGGCGGCCACCTGAAGGAACCCTGCGGTCAGCTTGTTGGTGGTCCCGGCCAGACCGTCCACGGCCGATTCGGCGCCGCCGAGGATGCTCGTCACGTTGCTGACGCCGGCCGAGCCCTGAACGTACCCGAGCACCCCTTCCGCAGCGTTGCCCCACTCGGTGGCGATGCCGGACAGCCCCTTCTTCAGCGGCCCTTCCAGCGCCTCGGCGGTGCGGGTAATGTCGCCTTCGATCTGCTCGAAGAAGCTGTCCTGCACCGTGGCCCGCAGCGCTTCGAACTCGGGCTTCAGCGCGCGGACTTCCTTGGCAGCAGCCTGCGCGGCCGGGGACAGGTTCTCGATGGCCTTGTTGAACTCGTCCGCGTCGCCCGTCAGCCCCGCGCTGAAGGCTTCCCCCACCCCGGTCAGCGCCAGCTTCAGCCCGCCCAGTGCGGCTTGGTACCCGAGGATCACGGCGGGCCCGGCAGCGATCAGACCGGCAGCGGGTGCCAGCGCAGCGCCGAGCGCGACAACACCCGTGGCCGCGCCTGCCGCAGCGGTGCCGAGCGCGGCAAAGCTGGCCGCAGCGGACGCCAGTCCGCCGAGGCTGCTCAGCGCGCGGCCGATGCCGCTGATCGCTCTCTCGGCCCGGTCGGTGTCGGCGTCCACGTCCACGGTGACCGTGGGTGCGTTGTGCGCCCGGATGGCGGCGTCGAAACCGTCCAGGTTCGGGATTGTGTTCACTGCCACCGTGGCGCCCACAAGCGCCGCCTGGATGGCGTTGATGAACTGGTCCCGGTCGATCTCGGGGGTCACCCGCACGGTGGTGGCGTAGCCGGCCAGCGCGTCCAACTCGGCGCGCGCCTCGGATACGTCCAGGTCCACGTACGTCGTCAGCGGGGTGATGCGACGGATAGCCGCGTTCAGCTGACGTTCCATCCGCCGGGCACCGTCACGAGCGGCTTGGTCCAGGGACCTTTCGATCCGGTCTGCGAGCCGGGTCAATCCGGCGTCTGCCGCCGAATCGTCCAGGGTGATGGTGACGCTGCCGGTACCGAGTTCTTCATCTGCCACGGGGTCCCGTCCCTTCCGGTGGTGTGGCGGGACCCGGCCTAGCGCACAGCAGTCGCGGCCAGTCTACGGGCCGTTGACACCGAGACCCCCGTTAGTGCATGATGGTGGCAACGCAACCACACCAATGAAGGGCCACCACCCATGAGGAAGACGCACACCACAGCCTTCGCCACGGTGACCGCCGCCGCGCTCGGTGTCGTGCTGCTCACCGGATGCGGCACCGAGGACACGGACGACGACTGCCGCTCGGCGGCGCCCGTCGTGATGTTCCTCGGCGCTGACCACCACTACCACTACGGCAGCCCGACCGGAAAGATCGTGCCGGCCACGCAGGTCCCGAAGTCCGCGCGCTCGGCCAGCGGGTACAAGGCGCCGTCCGCGAAGGTCGCGCCGCCCCCGAAGGTGGACCTGAAGAAGCCGGGCACGAGCGGCAGCGTCAAGCAGCCGTCCGCCCCGCGTCCGGCCGCACCGGCGCCACGTCCGGCCCCCGCTGGCCGGCGGTAACGGACATGGGCTTCAGCCACAGCACGTACCACGCGTTCGGCGTTCACGTGCCGCGCGGGCAGTACCAGACCGGCCACCTGAACAGCGAGTGTGAGTGGGTGGACGCGGTCATCCGTCACACCGAGGGGCTGGACAACCGGCTGCTGGGCCACCTGCCCGCAGGCGACTACGACCGGGACCAGCTGTTCCTGGTCGCGTCCGAGCCGGGCGAAAAGCTTCAGGTAGAACTCGGTTCCTTCCGGGTGCTGTCCGAAGTGGACGTGACCGGACGGGCCGAGGCGATCAAGGCGCTCGCCGAAGCCGCCGGGTACACCATCACGGCCGAGCCGGGATGGCTGGTCGTCCCGGATTGCAGCTGACACGGTACAGAAAGGGGCCCCTGCCGCGATGGCAGGGGCCCCTTGGTGTGTTCACCCGTACTGTGCGTCCGAGGCCGCGAAACGGGCGAGCATGGCTTCCGCGTCGTCCAGCGTCATCCGCCCCGGTGCCTCGGGCGGGGGTGCACCGGCCGCTGCCGCCGCTTTCGCCTCGGCCAGCCGCGCGTCCCGTACTTCCTTCGGCTCGGCGGTCAGCGCCGCCAGCGTCCGATTCCAGGCCGCTTCGTCCTTCGAGTGCTGCCGCAGAGTGGCTTCGAACGCGGCGAGCAACTGGCCGAGGTCCCACGTACGGGGGTCCACGCCGGACAGCGTGAGCTGGCCGAACCAGTCGTCCCACGTGTCCGCCAGGGTGGCCGTCAGTCGGAAGACTTGCCACCAGCGGCGTCCCGGTTTCCCGAACCACCGCCGTACAGCTCAGCCACGTATTCCATGAGCTGGACCAGCACCCTGTCCGGGACGCGCATCCCGTCGAACACGGTCTGCGAGTCGGGCAGCATGAACTTCCGGACGAAGGCGCGCATGGCCTCGGACAGCTCGGTCAGGACGTCGGCGTCCAGCCCGTCCGCCTTCGTGTGCTTGGTGCTGGTGGCCTTCCCGCCCTGCGCCGACTTCACCTTGCCCTGGACTTCCCGCAGCTGCGCGTACGCCTGCGCGAACTCGGCCCCTACCACCTCGGGTTCGAGCATGAGCACGTGCGGACCGATCACGGCTTCGTGCGGCTCGGTCCTGATCTCAAAAGTCTTCGTGGCCACGGGGCCCCTTCCATTGTTCCGGTGGTTTGTCTCGCGGGACCAGACTACCGTCCCACGGGCGCGGACCAGGGCGACCCGTTCGCGGCCGGCACGGACTGCGGCTGCGCGGCGGGGTTGCCGATGCGGGACTCTTCGTTCCAGTCCAGGTGCGCGACCGCGTACCGGCCGGCGTCCAGGCTGTGATTGTTCCGGTCCACGGGCACTTCCTTCGGGATCCCGTCCGTGCCCCGGACCGTCTGCCACACGTACCCCGGCAGTTCCGCGCACCAGCCGCGCGGGGTGTTGCGCACCTTTGCCGCGTCGTCCCGCCCCACCACCGCGCCCCTGAAGGCGTACAGGCGCGGCTTCCCGTCACCCTGCTTGCGGATGCGCGCCTGCGTGAGCTGGATCCCTCGGCTGATGCCCTTCTTAGCGGGCACGGTCGGCATCCGCAGATGACGTTCGAGCGTCTTGCGGTCTTCCAGCTGGTGGTCACAGACCACCGCGTACGGGACCGGCTCGGTGTCCTCGTTCTCTTCCATGATGCTGCGGATGTTCGCGGCGTGGTCTTCCACCAGCACCTGCGACCGGTGGATCTCACGGGTCAGGTACATCCGGCCGTCAGGGTCGGTGCGCCACCACTGGCAGACGAAGGCGTCGTTGTACCCGAAGTCCACCGTGAGGAACAGGGGCCAGTCCTTCGGCACCGGGAACCAGTCGATGACGTTGACGTCCTCGCGCCAGTCCTCGTAGACCATGCCTTCAGCGGCAGCCCAGATTCCCTTCAGGTACCGCAGCTTCCGCACCCCGGTCAGGGCACCGAGCCGCGCCAGGTACGCGGCCCCGGCCTTCGTCGGCGTGCCGTCCCGCTCGAACAGGTACGGGTTGTCCTCGTGCAGCGAGTGGATATGCCGGGCCCGGCCTTCCTTCGCCATCTGCAACAGGTGGTGGTCCGGGTGGTCCGGGTTGGTGAGCAACACCATCTGCTTGTACGTCGGCGACTTCCCGCGCAGACGCGTGGCCACGACTTCCACCCCGGTCACGGACACCTGGTTGGACTCGTCGATCAGCACGCGGTCAACGTCCATGGACAGGAACTTGCCGGGCCGGTCCATGCCACCGGGGATGATCAGGGACCCGTTGCTGTAGCGGTAGGCGGCAGGCTTCGAACCGCTGCCGCCGAACCACGACACGTGGCCGGACGCCAGTTCCTGTGCGGCCACGAACTGTTCGTACGTGCGCAGCGTGGACGCACCGAGCGACGCGGCAGTCTGGCGCAGCAGCAGCGTGACGAGACCCGGCACCAACAGGCTGGTGGTGTGGATCTTCATCAGAGCGGCCACGCTCTTTCCCGTGCCGGCCGGACCGGACACGAGAACCGTTTCGTCCCGGGCGCGCATCAGTTCGAGCGCGCCGCCGCGCGGCTCGTACGTGGTCACACGAGATCCTTCGGATCCATGCCGATGATCCGGATGGTCGGGACGTCGTCCCCGTCCCCCGCGTCCTTCGCCGGCTTGTCCACGCCGTTCAGCTTCGTGATGTCCGTGACCAGCCGACGCGCTTCGTCCACGGCGCGCAGCTTCACGGCCCGGTCGTCCGAGGGCAGCTCGTTGCCGTCCGCGTCGTACTGGATGGGTGCGTCCGCGTCCAGCATGTCCAGCGTGGACTTCAGCAGGTGTTCCAGCCGCAGGTTAGCCGTGTCCCGCATCTGGTCCGCCGTCTCTTCGGCGCGCAGCGTGGCGTCAGCCATCGCGGCCCCCACGGCGCGCAGCGCGGCAGCGGGCGACGCGTACCCGCATGCGTCCGCGATCTCGGACCAGTGCGCGCCGCGCACCCGCAGCCGGATGGCGCGGTCCAGGTTCTGCTGGTCCAGGACTTCCTGCGCAATGCTCGTCATGGGTCCGTCCCTTCATCGGTGGCGCCACCAGCGTACCGAGCGGCAGACACAGTTCGGCCCCCGTTGGACGTAACGCCAACGGGGGCCGAACTGCGCAACCCACCAACCGAGGGACCACCGGAACCGCAAGGAAGGACGGGACGCGTCCAGGGTACCCGCTCAGAACAGCAGCCGTAGGACGTCCTCGGCGTCGTGTTGCCGGTCGTTCCATCCGGGCACCGAGAGACCAGGGCCGAACTCGTGCGCGATGCGGTCCAGCAGCACCAGAACGGCTTCCTGTTCACCGGCAGGCACGGGCTGATACCACCAGTTGTCACCGCGCGTCGCGGTGCGGATAGCGCCCATGGCGCACATCGCGGTGCCGTTGTCGAACGCGCCAGTGGTCCAGCCGCGCGCCCGGATCAGGTCACCGGCCGCCTTCAGGATCGGGTTGGGGCGGTACGCCTCGGGCTGCTGTGCGGCCCGCTCGTGCTCGCCCAGGATCCCAGCGACCGCCAGGCCGTCAGCTTCCTTCAGCGCGCCGGACAGCGCCGCCTGCGTGTCCTCGGGGATGTCCAGCAGGACGTTCATGGCCGCGTGCGACAGTTCGAGTCGCATTTCGAAGGTGATGGGCGGCAGCGCCTGGAAAGTCTCGGGCGGGGTCGTGGCGGCGATGGCGGCCACAGTCTCTTCGTGCGTCGCAGTTGTCATGTTGCAACTGTACCGCAACACGACGAAGGCCACCAGGGGAACGGGTCCCGGTGGCCTTCGTCGTGCGGGCGATTTCTACCTTACCGGGTGCCAGCAGTTGTCGTCGTCCCGAACCACCAGCCCGTCCACTTCCATCTGATCCAGCCGGCGCTTCACGACGGACTTGCTCGCACCGATCACGCGGGCCAGCTCGGACAGCGTCTTGCACGGGTCGTCTCCCAGGGCCCGGATGATCTGGTCGTCCCGGTCCTCGGCGGACACGCGGTTCCTCGGGCCTTCCAGCAGCGGCAGCGTGATCGTGTCGCCCACGGTCTCGTCCCACGGGTCCGACGCCGTGGTGGCCGCCAGCGCCTTCCCGTCCGCTTCGATCGCCTTGCGGGCGACCACGTCCGCGCTCGACGCGCGCCCGGTCTCGCGGCGCCAGATGGGACGGTCCGGCAGCGCGATGACGTCCGCCGGGGACATGGCCCGCATCTTCATCATCTGCGGGATGGACTTCGAACCGAGGTCCTGGTTCCGGAACAGGGCGAAGCCAGGCATGGGCAGTTCGTTCGCCTTCCACCCCTTCTCGATGGCGTCGTTGCCGAAGACGACCTGCGCGTCCGTGGTGGTGGCGAGCGCCAGGGACAGCCGGTGCACGAGCTGGCCCGCAATCTGCGAGTCCAGGCCGTGTCCGTCACCGGACAGCGCAGGCTTCTGGGTGCACCAGACCAGGATGATCTCGGCCGCCCGGTACTTCCGGGCGATGGTCCGTAGGGACGTCATGATGTCCTGGTAGTCCGAGCGCCCCTCTTCGTCCTTCGGGTACTTCGTCTTGCTGTCGCTGATCAGCTCACCGCCTTCGTCCACGAAGACCGTGATGCGCGGCCGGCTCGGGCTGATGCTGACCACGTCCTGGCCGCGCGGGATGAGCTGCAACCGCGACTCGCCCTCGGCGATCAGCTCATCGCAGAGTTCCCGCATCTCGTCCAGCTCACTGGCGATGCGGGCCCGGTGGTTCCAGGTCTTCGCTTCGATGTACTTCCGGTCGAAGATGACCAGCCGGTGGTCCTCGTACTCGGACGCCTCGGCCATGAGCGGCCGGGCGGACCAGGACTTGCCGGACCCGGTGGTCCCCGCGAACAGGATCCGCTTACCGAGCGGGACCGGGACTGTCTCGCCAGTGATCGTGTTGACCGCCCACGCGTCGCCCGGCTTCCAGCCGGTCATGTCCAGCCCGTCCGCAGAGCTGCGGGTGCGCAGCGTCATCCGGGCGTGACCGCCGGTCTTCCCCTCACGCAGTTCCAGGCGCGTCCCCTCACGCAGCCGCAACGCGGCGCGCAGCTGCGCTTCCTTCTTCCGCAACGCGTCCAGGTCCAGCGTCCCGTTCAGGGTCAGCTTCACCTGGATCCCCGAGTTGGTCAGCGTTGCGGCCCCTGCAACGACGTCGGACAGGCCGCGCGGTTCCGCAACGCCGTGCCACACCTTCGGGTCCAGCCGCTGCAACAGGTCGCGCTCTTCCTGCGACGGCTGCAACGCTTCCAGCACAGGGTCCACGGCGTCGCGCGACACGTGGCGTCCGCCGAGCAACACCGTTGCGATGTTGAGCGCGATCGCTGCAACGCTCGTTCCAGCCGCAACGTCCGATGCGGCGCTGTCCGACACGAGCCACCACAGACCCGTTGCAGCGGTGTGCACCGCGTGGCACCGCACGGCCAGCTGCGGCAGCGTCAGCGGGTAAGCGCGACGCGCCTCAGCGCGTACCGAGGACGCCTCGGCGGCCAGCTGCTTCGTGTCGCGGACCACGATGCGCGCGGCACGGCGCTCGCCGTTGAAGACGTTCCACCACGCCACCTCACCGCGTGCGTTCTCGAACGCCTTGCGGTCGCGGCGCAGGTCGCGCATGGCGTCACGGTGCGCCCTGTTGGCTTCCAGCAGCGCCTTCCGGGCGTCCTCGGTACGGGCCTCGGTACGGGCGTCCGCCACCTCGAACCAGCGCTGTGCGGGCATGGCCAGCGGCTTGCCCGCCAGGTCCAGGCCGCGCGCCAACGTGTCGCCGGCCGAAGCCAGACGGTCCGTCAGCGTCGGTCCCGGGGGCTGCGGTTTCAGCTCTGGGATGAGCGCTGGTGTGTCGAATGCGTCCACGGTCCTGTCCTTCCTGGTGGTTCCGTTTAGGGGTTGCCAGGCGACTGTACCACGGTGTTGCCCCGTTCGCACAGACCAGCAGGTGAGGGGCCGTTCCCGTGGCCGTTCCAACGCCCGTTCCCGATCATGTTCGGGCCCGTTCCTACGTGCGAGAACGACCGATTTATGATCTTTTGCCGGGGGTGGATAGGGGGTCTGCCGTTCCAGCCGTTCCAACCGTCGTACCCGCGTGCACCCGTACGCCTTCCGGGTGCTGCAACTTTCGAACAAAGCAGCAGCCCCCGCCATGTGACGGGGGCTGCTGCTGGGATTCCGCTTAGGTTCAGTCCTCGGGGGTGAGGTGCACGCCGATCAGCGAGAGTCCCCGGTCGTCAGCCATGTCCGCGACGACCCGGTGGGCGTCCTTCTCGGTCTTCGCTTCCACCCTGCCCGTGGCCTTCACGGTCACGTCGGTGTAGGGAACGTTCCCGTGAGCCTTATACGTGAAGCGCGCCATGATGTCCTGCTTCCTTCGTCGCGGTTGCCTACGAGACCGACTCTACACACTCTGGGCCTACAGCACAACACCCCGGCAGGAAGTTCCCGCCGGGGTGTCATCGTGGCTGGTCAGCCCTGGTGCATCGCGTGCGAGCAGCGGCCCCAAGCCGGGTCACAGTCCGGAACGTTGCGCGTCCTGCCGTCCAGGCAGATGTCACACAGCACGTAGTTCGGATTGTCCAGCGCGGCCTGCGTCGGAAAGCCGAAGTCCGGGATCATGCTGCTCGGTGCGGCGGCGCCGCAGTGGCGGTAGGTCTCGCCCCGGCCAAACCAGGTCCAGACGCGACCGTGGTCGTCGGTGATGTCCGGGTGACCGGCTGCCTCGGCCGCGTGCATCTCGGCCTCGGCACGGGTCCAGTTGGTGATGAGTCGCGTAACGGCGTCCATGCTGCCCTGCTTCCTTCG